GTCTGAGCTTTGGAAAGCAGCCCGGAATACTTGGTGAGCTGTTCACGCTCTTTGGGGGTTGCGACACTCGTGACACCGGCAATCTGGCGATTGCGAGCATCCTTCTGGGCATCGACCGGAAGAGCGTAGAACATCTCCTGCAACTTGGTCTGATCAGGAGCTTCTTTGGCGGCTTCCTGCATGAATCCACGAACAGCGTTTTGTTCCTGTTTTTCGCGTTCCTGAAACGCAAATACACGCTTACTTTCAGCGTACTGCTTGGAAGCAGGCTCTTCCTCGGCAATAGCCTGAGCAGCCGTCATTTTGGAAACATCCATCGGTGACGGATAAGCACCTGCGGCTTGCAGCCTCCTCAATCCGGCCTTGGCGACTTCTCCACGTTGTTCAAACGGAATAGCCGACTGCATCTTGATATCTTCAGTGCGGCGAAGAGCTTCAAGTTGGCCAGCCGTGGCACCAGCGGGGATTGTCACGCCTCGGCCCTCGAGGAACTGACGGTTTTCCTCGGCATTGATATCACGGGTCTGAGTGAGTTCAGCGCCACGTTTAGCCATCTCGGCTTGAGCTTTTGCAGCAGTGGCTCGATACAATGGATCCGCTTCAAACTGTGAAGGACCAGTAGTCTGACCAAGCCCAAATCTTGTAGCCTCAGATGCGATGATACTCTGTTGAAGCTGCTTGTTTCTGAAGTCTGCCATCTTCTCCTCAAGCGTGGCACCTTGCAGTTGGCCCACTCCTGATTGAAGCGCGTTGATCATCAACTGACGCTCCATCGCCCGCTGCTCATCCCGCTTGTCCATCTCCTCCTTAAGCAGCGCCTGACGAGCCCTGTTCCGCTCGCGGATCTGCTCGTTGGTCCCAGTGAACTCGCCAGCGAGACCGCCGGTCAGCATGGTCAGGCCCTTGAGAAACGGATTGATGCGCCGTGAAGCGGCGGCTTCGAGATCAACCGAGTAGTTTTGCGGTGTAGCCATAGATCGTTAGCTGAGTTCGTTGAGGATGGACCGTCGGGCCATGCGCCCGCCCATGCTCCGCATCGCGGCTGCGAGGATCTCCTCGGGATCGTAGTTGATGTCGCGGAAGCTCCTGAGCAGGGCCTCCGGAGCGCGGCGGGTATCGGTGGGAACGGTGGGAAGTTCGGGCAATGGGGTGACCGCAGGCATTGGCCTACTGATCACCGATGTCCGAGGCAGCGTGATCGGGGTGCGAGTCGGCGCTGGCTCCAGAAACTCGAACGTGGGGAACGTAGGTGGCGTGATCGTCACCTTGTCCTCGTAAACGGGAGCTGGCGTCACCGGGGTGGTGGTGACGGCTTCGGTCGGCAAGGTGATCGTGGGACGCGGCGTCTCGGGCTCTGGGACAACAGGCGAGACTCCACCAGGATAGACTACCGCTCCCTCATCCGTTTTGTATGGGGGCTGCGGAGTGGTTGCGTAATCCCAATCACCCTTTTCGTAATTCCACCTATCACCAGTATTGTTGATGATCTCATCGCCATAGTTGGTTCCCGGCATTCCCGGGATCTCTGTTCCAACATTCGACTGTCCGGTCGGGATGTCGATGCGTGATACGGGGGTTGTCGCAGCCATGGGGGTTCTGGCCGGAGCGGTGTTCATCGGCACCCCGAGATTGGGCATCTGGAGTGTGACGGGAGGTTGGAGATCCTCTACTGGGCCGAAAGGGAACACATTCCTGACCGCTGGCGGTGCGGCCATTGCCGGTCGGCGGGGTGGCGCAGGAGGCTGAGACAGATCGACTGGTCCGAGCGTTGACGGCTCGTTAACCATGATGAACTGATCGGTGAGCCAATCATAGACGTTGCCGGCATTGTCCTCGAAGAACTCTCCGGGTTTGACGCCAGGAAGTCCGAACGGCTCAAGATCTTGTCCGAGCTTAGCGCCGAAGAGATTCCCTTCCGGTCTGAGTGCCGGATAGATGTATTCTGGCGGCACTTCGCCGACCATTTCAAATGAGTCGGATGCTTCTGCCATAGATCAACCTCCTAGATTGAAACCATTTCTGCCATAAGCAGATCCAAGATTTGCGATGCCTCCGGTGAGTCCTTGGAATATGGCCAACGGAGATCCTGCCTGCGAAGCCTGGAACGCATTCTGGGCGTTCTGTAGAGCGAAGCTGGATCCCAACTGCATGAGCTGACCCGGACCCGCCTGCTGCATTCCCTGCATGAGCTGCGGAGCAGCGAACGGAGAAGCGCCCTGCTGGAGACCACCGAGCTGGGCGGCTTGAGAGACGATCGGTTGGAGTCCCAGGGCGGACTGGATGTTGGCGATGTTCTGCTGGCGACCGGCCTGCTGCTGCTGCTGCTGAGCCATCTGACCCGCGAAGGTCTGCTGCGCCGCCGTGTTTCGCTGGCCGGTGGCAGCGAGGATGTTCTGGAACGCCTCCTGAGCCTGTCGATTGGCGACATCGCTCGTGGTCTGACCGCTCTGGAGTAGGCCAAGAGCTTGCTGACGGCGTTGGATATCTGCGTTGGCGATCGCCTCATTGACAGCGCGGGCTTCGCGGAACGCGGATAGGTTTCCGAGGATGTTGCCGGTGGCGGTTCCACGGGCGCGGGCGGCCTGCTCGGCAGCGCGGATCATCGCAGGATCGAGCGTCCCGGCTTGGGCGAGACCGGCGGCGATCTGGCGCTCGAGATCGCTTCGCATCTGGGCGGCGGAGCCGATATCACGCGGAGCGGTCGGGGTGGCAACGCGCTCGTAGGTGGGGGCGGCGGGAGCGGTTTCCGAAATGGGGGTCTGGCCCACATCCCTGAGAAACTTGGAATACAGCCCCGGTTGAGTGGCATCTCCGTACCGCTCAGGATCAAGAGCTTGAAGCTCAGCTCGGCGCTGTTGGGCGAACCGGGTGCCATACTCCTCAGCGGCTTTGAGCTGGGCAGCGGCCTGTTCAGGGGCAAGGGCTGCAAGGGCGCGAGCGGTCTCCCGGGTGAGATCGATGTCTCCCCTTCCGGTGAAATCTACCGTCCGCTCACCAACAATTTTTCCGGAAGCGTCATAGACTGGATATGTAGCTTCGGTTCCGAGCCTCGAAGCCGTTTCAATGGCTCTGAGGATGGGAAAAGTCTGTGCCTGTGCATAGACCGCTTCCCGGTTTGCCGCCGCCAAGTCTGGTGCCCTGTATGTTCCACCCATATCAAATCCTGTTCATCAGAAGTGTGTGATACCGCTGAAAATCGTACAAACGGGAAACGCCTTTCCGCACCCCTCCCAGCTTTGTGACCTGCGGCGGGCACATGTTCTTCATGGCCAACCACAGGGTTTGCACCGCCAACGGCTTGGTTGTCGCCACCATCTCGATCCATGCGATGTGACCGTCGGGGTAATCGGCGTAAATGTCTTCGGCCTGTTCCGCAGAGTGCAGGAACCGAACGGCTCCTACTCCACAGCATTCGCCATTCTCATCCTGCACGATCCCGATTTGCTTCTTGGCGTTGAAGATGCCGATCCAGTTGAGGATCTGGTCATTGTTCCACGTGGAACAAGTTGGCCACTTCTCCTTCAGCAGCTTGGCAGCGGCGATGATGGTGGGATGCGGCGTCATTGCTGCGGACGAACGGAATCAACGAATCCGGACAGGATCGTGGATTGCAGGGACAGTCTCCCTCCTGTGGTTTCCACCTTGAATTGCAGGGTGTTCCAACGCCCTTGACTGATGAGGTTGTAGGCTTTGAGGAACTTCTGGGAGTTGGTGATCGAGAGGGCGGAATCCAGAGTGGAGAATGTCCCGCTCATGTTCTTGGCCAGCGAGATCGAGGCGGTCGTGTTTGAGGTCGTGTACGGGTTGTCGAAGGCGAACTGGATGCTGTAGCCGATCTTGTCCGGGATGGGCTCGCCTAGGTTGTACGCCTTCGTGATGACCGTGGATGCGTAGTTGGATCCGCCGTCGAGGTAAGCCGATGCCGCAATCGGGTTGGTTCGGCTCCCGGGCAGGTAGTCGTTGAACGACCATACCTGGCCTGCGCCAGCCGCGACCGAGACGATGTCGCCGGCGAACATGAGAACTGGGCCGAGTGTCGAGAACGAGGTGGGAATGAAGTCGTTGACGATCCAGTTGTCCCAGTAGCCGAGCCAGGAGCGGGCCAGCGAGTGGTACACGATGACGGCGTTGTTCTCGTTGAGGGCTCCTTCGAGGGCGATCTGGACAGAGTTCTCGGTGAGCAGGGCGAACTCGGTTTCCGTTCCGAGGATGTATGGCTGATCTGTTACGAGCGGAACCGCCAGCATGTAGCGGTTGTTCCAGAAGACGCCGTCGCAGAGGTCCAGCTTGGTCTTGTTGATCCTGCTGATGAGATCGTTGATTGGGCTGGAGAGTGCGAGACCGATGCTGGTCTGGGTGCCCGCTTGGATCTGCTGGAGGGAGCGGACGCCATCACGGGCGAGGAAGAAGACATCGGGGCCGACGGCTGCGATCGACCGGTGCGACGAGCAACCGATGTTGCCGCTGATGAGGCTGATGGACCAGTCTGCTGGATCCTGTGTGGGATCGGCATCGACGGCCCAGATGGAGCGTTCCTTGAAGACGACGAGTCGGTAGCCGAACCAAGAGTAGAGACCCCTGATTGGATCGCCGTCGCCACCGACCCGGATGGATCCGAGTGGATCCCATGATTCGCCGTCGAGGATGTCCGAGAAGTAGAGGGTGTCTGGCGGGTTTGCGGTATCTGCTGAAGCGCACCAGAGCCTGTTGGTGTGGCTGACGAGGTAGAGCGGCTTGGCGGGAGGCGCGAGCGAGACGTAGGCGACTGCGTGGGCACCGCCGCCACCGCTGATGTTGACGGTAGGAGCCGTGACATACCCGCTGCCAGGATTGGTGATGGTGATTGCTACGAGGTTGCCGTCATTGGCGACGATGGCCTCGGCGGTTGCGGTCGTCCCGCTTGGTGGAGCGGCGATGGTGACAGCAGGGATACCCGAGAGGTTGCTGCCTTGGTTGATGACATCGATGCGGCTGATTTTGCCGGCTGTGACCGATGAGTAGGCGTTTGCTGAAGTGATGTATCTGAGCGACCCGACTCCGTCTGAGTAGAACAGCTTGTCGTTGATCTGCGCGAAGTAGACGTAGGTTGCCGACGAGGACAACGTGGATCCCGAAATGAGGTTGTAGGATGCCGCTGGAGACCCGTAGTAGAGGCTCTTGGTCAACGTGTCATTGACCGCGATGACGAGTCTTTCGGATGCCGCTGTGTCGAAGTAGAATCCGGAGAAGACTGTGGCGTTGGTCGGAAGGTTTGATCCGAAGTAGGAGACGACCGACTCCCAGTTGTCCACGATGTTCTCCCAGTTGCCGGACACGGCGTTGCCTGCGAGCGAAACGGTCCCGACGCGAGTGACGAGGTTTCCGAAGTCGTCGTAGTCCATGTTGATGGCCGACTCCATGCTGGTTGCAGGGATGCCATCTGGACGAGTGGCGGAGATGACGCCTGTGGAGAATGCGGTGCTTCCATCCAGAAGCATCTGGTCATCGAGTGCGTCTGAGGACTGGAAGGGCATCAGAGGATGTCTTGGAAGGTGTAGTCGTAGAGGCTGTCGGGGATGATGCGGCTGATCTGCTGCTGTTGACCGCGCTCCATGTCCTTCATGATGGAGACCTGAGCAGCGCCCTCTTGGTATTTGGCCTGCGCCTTGCCGTACTGGCGCGAGTATTCGAGGAGATCGCCTTCGGTGTAGGCCATGAGGGCGTTCTCGACTCCGCGCAGCTCGAAGTCGCTGTCGTTGGAGATGGCGGTTGCCTCACCGAACTGGCGCATCTGGGACTGCTTCTTTCCGAGGATGAAGAGTGTGCCGTCGGTGTTTGGTGTGGGGACGAGCTTGATGCGCGGGACACCGGCCTCGCCGTAGGAGGCTCCGATGATGCGGACCCAGTTGACGAAGTTGTTTGGGGTGGACTTGCGGGAGTCCACGTTGTTCCAGGTGTTGGGATCGAGCTGGAAGAACGAGACCCATTCTGCGGCTGGGACCTCGATGCCATCGGTTTCGCCGGTGACGGTGAATCGGGCGGCGACCGGGAAGTCGAGGAACATGTTGTAGCCCGACCCGGAGTTGTAGGTGGCGGTGACGGTCTGGTCGAGGGTGACGAGTTCCGTGCCGTTGGTGACTGGGGTGGAGATGACCCCGAGGGTATCGTTCCAGAGGCAGGAGTCCCAGATCATCGAGTAGCGACGGATGCAGAACTTGTTGGCCAGCGCGATGGTGGCCGAGTCTGTGAACGAGAGTTTGTCGCAGGCGGCCTGCGCTACATCGGATGGTTTCATGCGAACTCGATCAGCTCAAAGTGGACCTTGGCTTGGAAGGTGGATCCGTTGTTGCCGAAATAGGACGGGGTTGGGTTCGCGGCGATGGTCACGGATTGGCTTACTCCAACGGTGATCCAGATTTTGAATGTGTGAGAAGATGCCGTAGATGTGAACACCGCTTCTGCGGACACATTTACGGGTGAAGCGTTTCCTCCGTAGACCGATCCGACTCCAATGACATCCGCTGTCGCATAGGGGCTTTTGACTATCCCTGCGTAGAGATAGCCGTCGCTCGACAGTTGCGACGGAATTGAAACCCTGATGATGCACTTGTTACCGACTGTTTTTGGAGTCCAAGTGTAGGTCCAGTCTGAGGTCGAATTTGATAACTGGATTGCTGTTCCGACCCCCGATGTGATTGAGCTTACCTGCCCCGAAATGGAGGTCTTTACGATGTCTTCTGAATAGGCGAATCGGACCTGAGAAACGGATGCAACCGTGGCCGTCTTGAGTGCATTGGATGCGGCCGAATCCCTGAGCAGAAACGTGTCCGCATCGAGAGGGCTGGCTTTGGACGGAAGGTTGTTGATGGTGACCGCACCGGCGGTGACCGTGAGCGAATCACCGGAGGCGTTTCCGACGGTCGTGTTTCCGTTTATGGACAGGTCTCCGGTCAATGTGGAGTTGCCGGCCACATTGAGCGTTCCACCGACCGCCGTGTTGCCCGAGGCGGCTGCGACGGTGAACTTGTTGGTGGCGACCTTGAAGTCCCCTGCTGCATCCAAGGTGCCGGCCACGGCTGTGTTGCCGGAAGCCGATGCCACCGTGAGCTTGTTCGTGGCGACCGCGAAGTCTCCGGTGACACCGAGGGTGGTTCCGACGGTGGCTGCCCCGCTGGTGCTTAGGCTGGAGAGGCTTGTGGCACCGGTGACCCCGAGGGTTCCCAAGACGGCTGTATTGCCGTTGGAAGCATCGACAGTGAACTTGTTGGTATTAACCGCGAAGTTTCCGGTGGAAGAGAGGGTACCTGGGACCGACAGGTTGCCGGTCATGGCCAGAGATCCGAGCGTGGTTGCTCCGGTGATGTTGACTGTCGATTGGAAAGTGGCTGCACCGGTGATGGTTGCTGCCCCGGCGACTGCGAGGGTTCCGGTGCTTGCGACACCGGTGGTGGAGACCTGCAATGCCGAGTTGTTTCCGGCTCCATCGGACACCGCCTTGAGCGTTCCGCTGATGGTCGTATTGTCCTCTGTCTTGAGGATGGACGTGTAGGTAGATGCGACCGTGCTACCTGTGAGTGGAGTTCCCATATCAGTTTCGTTGTCTGTTCCTGTAAGTTGACCTGATCTTCCATTGGTCCCTGTAATTGCCAACGACATTCTTGGCGTCGGCGACTATGGGCGTGGTTTGCGAAGCCGCTATGACGGCTGCGGCCAATGTTTCGGGTGAGAGCGCGGTGTACGGGGTGACATCGCCAGCGAGAACTCCGATGGCGGTTGTGGATCCCGATGTGGTGAAGCTGACGATCGTGTCACCGTCGAGATCGACGATAGCGCCGAGGGTGGTAGGTCCGACCGTGAACGTGGCCGACGTGGTTCCGACGGCATTGAGTGCGCCCGGAAGATCGGAAGGGCCGACGGTGAATGTGAACGTACAATCACCGACCGCTGAAACGATGAGTTGGAGGAGTGACGGCCCTACGGTGAATGTGACGGGTGAATCGCCGGTGATGTTGCGGCCTGCGGCGACATTGACCGGATCGAGCGTGAATCGAGCGCCCACGAACGTGAACGCCGACATGGCACCT